ATCCACGCCGAAACACTGGTTACTTTTATGAGTGTTTTAACTCCAAACGAGACTTTTGGAGCAATAAGGTGGTGGACGCACGCACCGTAGAAGGCACAGACAAGGCGGTGTATCAGAACATCATTGACGAATACGGCCCAGACTCAAGCCAGGCACACGTTGAAGTCTATGGCATGTTCCCATCTGAGGGTGATGACCAGTTTATACCGGCTGACATTGTGGATGAGGCCATGGCACGGCCTAAATACAAGGATCAGACAGCGCCAATCATTATTGGTGTTGATCCTGCACGCTTTGGCGCTGACGCAACGGTGATTGCCATACGCCAAGGCCGCGACATTGTGAGGATTGACCGCCATCGAGGTGATGACACGATGACTGTGGTTGGCCACATCATTGAGGCCATCGAGGAATTTAGCCCTGCACTGGTGGTCATTGACGAAGGTGGGCTTGGCGCTGGCATTGTTGACCGCCTCAAAGAGCAGCGGTACAAGATCAAGGGTGTCAACTTTGGCAATAAGTCGGCCAACCCCATCATGTATGGCAATAAACGCGCTGAGATGTGGGGAAAAATGAAGGATTGGCTAAGAACCGCATCAATCCCTAAAGATAGGTTCTTGAAAACTGATTTGGTTTCGCCTATGATCAAGCCAGATTCGAGGGGCACTATATTTTTGGAGTCAAAGAAGGACATGAAGGCCCGTGGCCTAGCATCTCCTGACGCAGCAGACGCAATATGCGTGACTTTTGCGTTTCCCGTGGCTCATAGGGAATATACTGCGAAGGAAAGAACCCGCGCATATTCTGACCGCACGGCTGTAGCAACTTCTTGGATGGGATCATAACTATGGCTACCAAAAAAAATGTCTCCTTAAGCGTTGGCCGTGGCGAAAAGTTGCCAGTCAGCAAAGGTGCTGGCTTGACCGCCAAAGGGCGCGAGAAGTACAACCGCGAGACTGGCTCTAACCTCAAAGCGCCAGCGCCGAACCCCAAGACCAAGGCAGACCAAGGCCGCAAGGATTCATTTTGTGCAAGAATGGGCGCCGTAGCGGCCAACGCCAAGGACGGCGAACGCGCTAAAGCAGCTCTTAAACGATGGAAGTGTTAAATCATGGCCACTAAACCTGGACTCTATGCCAATATCCACGCCAAACAAGCACGCATCAAAGCTGGCTCTGGTGAGAAGATGAACAAGCCTGGCAGTAAAAATGCCCCCACCGCCAAAGACTTTAAAGAGTCGGCTAAAACTGCGAAGAAGAAATAATCATGGCAAATACGAAGCCTATTGGCGTTGCATACGAAGACCAGAACATTATCAACGCTGATATTGTCAAGGCTACTGACATTGTTACCACTGGCACGATTGGTTATGCGGCCAGTGCTTTTGGTACGGTAACTCAAACCAACAATAAAAACACAGCGGTAACACTTAACACGCCTTCTGGCCAGATTACTACTGCGGCATCACAACTGGCTCCTAACGCCAGCGGAGTGTTTGTGGTTAATTGCAGCACAGTCAGCAACAGAGATGTGGTGGTGGTTAGCGTGGCTTCTGGCGGCACTTTGGGTGCATACAATGCTTTTATTTCAGCCATCGCTAACGGCTCGTTCACGATAGAAATCAAAAACGTGACCAATAACGCTTATTCTGAAGCGATTAATTTGAATTACGCTATTTTTCACACGGAGAGTTAATATGCCATTGGTTAAATCCAAATCACCCGAAGCCTTCCGCAAGAATGTGAAGGCCGAAGTGGCCGCAGGCAAACCAATCAAGCAAGCCGTGGCCATTGCCTACTCGGTCAAGCGCGAAGCACAAAAACCAATGGCAAAGAAAAAATGAAAGCACTGCAAGACTGCATCATCATTGAGCGCGATGTTGAAAAGCATCCCTTGTTTGTTTTGCCACAGAATTCACAGACTGAAACTGGCATTGCGGTGGCCGTTGGCCCAAAATGTTTGGACATCAAGGTTGGTGACCATGTATACTTTGGCGTAGGGCAAGAATTTAAGCAGGACGGCAAGATGTATGTCGTCATGCGTGAGCCTCATATTTTAGGGGTTTTGGAATGAATGATCCAACCGGAATAGTCGCAGCCGCTAATGTGGCTGCTGGCGGTAAGCCTGCAAAGAGTGATTCAGACATATTGACAGTTGCCCGTGCGCGACTGGACATGGCTGTCTCTGCATTGGCTGAAAGCCGTGAGGATGAGATTGACGATCTGCGCTTTTATGCTGGATCACCTGACAATCACTGGCAATGGCCTGCTGATGTCTTGGCCACTCGCGGTGCGGTGCAGGGTCAGACGATCAACGCACGCCCAACGCTCACAATCAACAAACTGCCGCAGCATGTTCGTCAAGTGACGAATGACATGCGTCAGAACCGCCCAGGCGCCAAGGTCATCCCAGTCGATGACAACGCTGATGTGGAAGTGGCCGACATTTTCAACGGCATGATTCGCCACATTGAGTACATCTCTGACGCTGATGTGGCTTACGACACGGCCTGCGAGAATCAGGTGTCTTATGGTGAAGGTTACATCACCCTGATGACCGAGTATTGTGACGAGAACACATTCGATCAGGACATCAAGATTGGCCGCATTCGTAACAGCTTCTCGGTCTACATGGATCCGCTGATCCAAGACCCAACGGGTGCAGACGCCAAGTATTGCTTTATCACCGAAGACCTCACAAAAGCAGAATATGAGCGCCAGTACCCCGATGCTGCGCCTATCTCTACGCTCCAGTCCCTTGGTGTGGGTGACCAATCGATCAGCAACTGGCTCAATGAAGACACTGTGCGTATCGCCAGTTATTACTACATTGACTACGACAAAACCAAGCTGAATTTGTACCCAGGCAATCAATCGGCCTTTGAAGGCACGCCAGAGGACAAGATGCTCAAGGCTATGTTTGAAAAGCCAATCAAAAGCCGCATCTCTGAGCGCCCACGGGTGATGTATTGCAAGATCAATGGGTATGAAATCCTTGAACAAAAAGAATGGGCTGGCAAATGGATTCCTGTGATCCGTGTTGTTGGCAACGAGTTTGAGGTTGATGGCCGTATTTACATCTCTGGCTTAGTGCGTAACGCCAAAGATGCCCAGCGCATGTACAACTACTGGGTCAGCCAAGAAGCTGAGATGCTGGCTCTGGCCCCCAAGGCTCCGTTCATTGGCTATGGTGGCCAGTTTGAGGGCTACGAAGACAAGTGGAAGACTGCTAACACAAACAACTGGCCATACCTAGAAGTAAATCCTGATGTTACAGACGGCCAAGGTGCAGTCTTGCCACTACCCCAGCGTGCGCAGCCGCCGATGGCTTCCACGGGTCTATTGCAGGCCAAGGCAGGCGCATCTGAGGACATCAAGTCCACAACCGGCCAATACAATGCCTCTTTGGGCATGGGTTCTAATGAGCGCTCTGGTAAAGCCATTTTGGCTCGCCAGCGTGAGGGTGATGTAGGCACTTATCACTATGGTGACAACCTAACCCGCGCTGTGCGCCATGTGGCTCGTCAGTTGGTGGACTTGATCCCCAAGATTTACGACACTCAGCGTATTGCTCGAATCATTGGTGAAGACGGCGAGACTAAGATGATCAAGATCAATCCTGATCAGCCGCAACCCGTCAACAAGATTGTCAATGAGCAAGGTATTGTGATCGAGAAGATTTACAACCCAGGTGTCGGCAAGTACGATGTGGTGGCCACAACTGGCCCAGGCTATGCAACCAAGCGCCAAGCGGCACTTGAAGCGATGGCGCAGCTGCTTCAAGGCAACCCACAATTGTGGTCTGTGGCTGGTGACTTGTTTGTCAAGAACATGGATTGGCCTGGCGCACAGGAGATGTCTAAGCGTTTTGCCAAGACCATTGATCCCAAGTTCTTGTCGGACGACAACGAAGACCCAGCATTGCAGGCTGCGCAACAACAGATTCAGGCCATGGGCGCTGAGATGGAGCAGATGCACCAAATGATTCAGAATGTCGGCAAGTCCATTGAGATGCAGGACTTGGAGCGCAAGGACTTTGAGGCTCAGATCAAGGCATACGATGCTGAAACCAAGCGCATTGCTGCGGTGCAGGCCGGTATGACTGAAGAACAAATCCAAGACATTGCCATGGGTGTGGTTGCTGCGGCCATGGAGTCGCAGAGCATGATGAACCAAATGCCTGAAATGCGTGAGGAATCCATGCCTATGGAAATGCAACCTATGCCCCCAGAACAAATGATGCCCCCACAAGGAATGCCACAATGAAAGCAAATGAATTTTTAGGCTTGCTGTTCTTGGCTCGGGATGTTGCACATTCCGTGCATCTGAACACCCGCAGTTTTAGCAAGCACGAAGCGCTCAACATCTTCTATAACCGCATCATTGGCGCGGCTGACGACTTTGCCGAAGCCTACCAAGGCCGGTACGGTCTGATTGGCCCTATCACTCTGCATTCGGCCAAAAAGACGGCTAATATTATTGAATTCCTGCAAGATTCTCTTGCTGAAATAGAAGCTGCAAGATACGATGTGTGTGATAAATCAGACTCATCTTTGCAACAATTGATAGATAATATCGTTGAGATATATCTTCGGACTTTGTACAAATTGAAATTCTTGGCGTAAGGAAACATGATGGAACTTCTCAACCCCCTATCAAAAGCCGACTTCCCTGGCCGCACTGCATCCTACACCGGCACTGCTGCTAACACCTCTGATTGGAACCCAGGCCCCGAAGGCGTGGTGATCTGGTCTACGACTCCTTGCTATGTGGAAGTTGGCCCAGGTGCTGTGGCCACGACTGCCAGCACACCAATCCCTGCATACACACCGATCCCGTTTTATGTGGCTATGGGCACTGGCGCTCCTTTCCGAGTGAGTGCCATCCGCATCTCCGATGACGGCGTGGTGTACTGCAAACCTATTAACAAGCAATGAGCTTTGGTGTCGCCCTTCGCAATGCTCTGGGCCTTGGCCTTGGCGGCATTGTTACGCTGATTACAGGCACACGCGACAGCGGTGCTTCAGTAGGTAACCTTCTTACCGAATCTGGCGACAACCTCGTCCAAGAAGACGGCGGCTTGATTCTTTTGGAGCCTTAACATGGCAGTATTTCTTTCCCCAGTAGGCGGTGTTGCCGCACAGTTTTTTACAAACACTGGCGCTGTTTTGACGGGCGGTAAGCTGTACACATATCAAGCCGGTACAACTACACCTCAAACTACATACACAACTAGCGCGGGAAGTGTTGCGCGTACTAATCCAGTTGTTTTGGATGCTGCTGGACGAGTTCCTGATGGTGGTGAGATTTGGATTTCACCAATTTCATACAAGTTTGTTTTAAAAGATTCAAACGATGTATTAATTGCAACCTACGACAACATTTTTGGTTCTGGCGCGTTTTCTGTAACAAATTACACAGGAAATGGATCAACTGTTGGGTATGCTGTCACAGGAAATGTGGTTGCTGTTTACATTAATGGCGTATATCAAAACAGAAACACATACTCTATTGCTAGTGGCACATTGACCTTTACTGAGGCGCCACCTTTTAATTCTTTAATTGAAATTTTGTATAACTGATAGGGGAATATCATGGCAGATAAAAAGATTTCCGCGCTGACTAGCGCAACCACACCGCTTGCTGGCACGGAAGTATTGCCAATTGTTCAATCAGGCGCAACAGTTAAAGTTGCGGTATCTGATTTAACCGCAGGACGCGCAATCAGTGCCACTCAAATTACTTTGACTGCGGGAAATGTAATTCCCGCAAATGGATATGGCATTGACTTTTCTGCTACATCACATCCAGCTGGCATGACCAGTGAATTGCTAAATGATTATGAAGAAGGTACATGGACGCCTGGACAAGGTGCAGGATTGACTGTTGTAGGCACTTTTTCATCAAGTGGTAGATATACAAAAGTAGGAAGAATTGTTACTCTTTATGGCTCAATGTCTGCTACAACATCCATCGTAGTAGGAACGAGTAATACATTCTGTACTGGTTTGCCTTTTGCTACATCAGATTTATCTTATGGAGTTATAGCTAATAACGCAGCATTTAGCCAAGCAAATAATCAAGTAGCATGGAGAACATCTGTATATTGTGTAAACGCCATGTCAGCAACAACTATGTTGGAATTTTCTTTCACATACTCAGTTTAATTAAGTTAGATTAGCTTACTACACAACTTAATTAACAGTAACTAAAGAAAGAAACCAAATGTCACTTACTCGTGTTTCACAATCCATGATTGGTTACAATGGTTCTACAACCATTAATACAAACACAACTATTACAGAAGATGTTTTTATTGGATCAGGACAAGTATTTAACATTGCGGCAGGCGTAACGCTTACTTTTTCTGGACAATTTTATGCTGGTGTTTATCAAGTTTTTTCTGGCGCTGGCACAGTAATATTTACTGAAGGTTCAGCAGTTGAATACTATCCAGAGTGGTGGTTGCCTGACGGTGGTGATTTTGGAATTGCGGTAAGCAAATGTTTGGCGGCTACAAAAAATGCTGGTGCAAAGATTGTTTTCACAAAGAGCCACGATTGTCTAACCCCTATCAATGCCACAGGCAATCATAAAGGCTGGGTGCTTGAGGGCCGTGGAGGATCAGGCGCAGGGCCGAGTTGGGGCGTAACCATTGCATTTGCCCATACTGGTGTTGGTTTAGATTGTTCTGATTCAGAATACATCTTTATAAACAACTTAAAGTTTAAGGGTGGCCCATTAGCACAGAATCCAGTAACAACAATTCCTAGTGTTGGTATTTTGTTTGCGCGTAACGTTGCTGGCTCAGGCTGTGGAAAACACAGCCTTACTAATGTAATTTTTGACTATGTAAGTAGATTTACAATTGCTGGTATTTATAATTACGGGGGTGAAGAATTTGTTTTTCTTAATTGCCACCTTATAAATATACAAGCAAATACTCAAGTAGTAGTTATTACTTGTGCCAATCCGTTTGGCGTTAAATCTCCTTTTATAAATTTATCTACTGCAACAAATTTATCTACATCTGTATTTAAGTTTATTTCTGGCGCGTACTATGCTGGTGGTGGTGCTACTTCATCTACTTTTTATATAGACGGTGCGGCTAATTTTTCTGTAGATGGCCCGTTGGTAATGAATGTCGATGGGTACGCACTTTTTTACTTTAATTGTGCTAATGCTCAGTCGGCCAATATGTCGTTTAGAGACATTCGTGAAGAAATTGGTGCAACAGGCGCAGACTATGCGTTCAAATTTGGCGGTGGTACACAGTTCCCATACAATTTTATTATTGAAGGGAATCGTTTTGGCTCAAACATTACATCACTTTATGTTGATGACAACATAAAATTATCTAGTTTGTTTTTTAGGTCTAATGTTGGGGCCTCCATTAGCGTACAAAATTTAGACTACTCAACCATTGATATGGGTAGTACGTCGTTTACGGGTAGGTCTGGCGGTACGGGTGTTATTCAAAGTACGATCACTGGCTTTTTGTCTCAAATCTCATTGTTGGGGCCAAAGAACAATACAACCATCAATGACATTTTGTACAATTCGTTACAAAAATATGGGTCTGGTGGCGCTAATAATTATTCAGTTGGCACATTAACTTTAACTGCTAATTCAGCAACTACTGTCATAACAAGTGTTCCTTTTATAGCTGCAAATTCAACAGTACTATTGACACCCACATCGTCAACTGCGGCTGCTGATGTAGGTTCAGCAACAAGCGTATATGTCTCGGCTATTTCTGCGGCAACATCTTTTACGATCACGCATCCAAACAATGCAAACGTAGACAAAACTTTCAACTACATGATCTTTACAGGGTCTTAAGGAAATTATTATGTCAATTACTTTTAAATGGGTAGTTAACAAAGTTCAAGTCGTTGAAGACAATTTAATTGTTGCGGTTGAATTGACTGTTGTAGGTACAAATGAAACTTCATCTGCTTCAGCTTCATACAGCCGAAATTTAGTTCGCAGCGATACTTTTATTCCGTATGAACAATTGACTGAACAACAAGTTATTGACTGGTGTTTTAAGCCCGAAACAATTACTTTTAACAACCCAATTAATAACACAACATTTACCAGAACTCGTTTTATCAAAAACGAAGGTGAAAACGAAATTACCAATCAGCTTTTGCACCAACCAGCTAAAAAAGTTGCAGAACCTGCTTTGCCTTGGGCATAAATTTAAAATAGTGTATTAACAAACTGTGTCGGTGCAGAACACCGAAATTTGATTTTGATTGGAGTATCAAAATGGCTCTCGAAAAAGTTATCTCTGTTGATTTGATTGAAGTTATTGAAAACGGTTGCGTTCAAGTACGCACCAAGACCGCTATCATGGAAGACGGCAGACAGATCAGTGCAAAATTCCACCGCCATATTGTTGTGCCTGGTGCTGATACAAGTGCTGAAGATGCCAAAGTGCAAGCCATTGCCGCAGCTATTCATACACCAGCAGTTATCGCTTCTTATCAAGCTGCTCAAGTAGTTGCACAGCCAGAGTAATCTGGTGTAAGATTAAAACAACTGTATCGGCCCAGTAGACCGAGGAATCTTAGGATTCATAAAAAATGACTGAAGAAGTCCAAGCCCTAGCGGAAGTAGACTCCGCGCCAACCACGGATGTGACGGCCACACCTGAAGTTGCTGAAAGTACGCCGGAAGTCGCTGAGAACCAAGTTGATCAAGTCGAAGAGAAAAAATACTCCCAGGCTGAAATTGATGCGATGATCGGCAAACGCCTCGCAAGAGAGCAACGTAAGTGGGAAAGAGAGCAAGCACAACGGTCTGCCGAAACGCAAATCGTGAAAGCTGCACCAACTGCGTCCGTTGACCAGTTTGAAAGCCCTGAAGCCTATGCGGAAGCAATGGCGTATCAGAAAGCTGAAGAACTATTGGCCAAACGTGAAGCAGCCAAGCAGCAATCAGCCGTTCTCGAAAGCTATCAAGAGCGTGAAGAAGCAGCGCGGGACAAGTATGATGACTTTGAACAAGTCGCCTACAACCCCAAGCTACCGATCACAAATGTGATGGCCGAAACGATCCAGTCTTCGGACATTGGGCCTGAGTTAGCGTACTACCTTGGCTCAAATCCAAAAGAAGCAGATCGCATCTCACGCATGACGCCACTCAGTCAGGCGAAAGAGATTGGGAGAATTGAGGCCAAATTGGCATCAGCGCCCCCGATCAAGAAAACAACATCTGCGCCTGCGCCGATTTCTCCTGTCACTGCACGCTCCGTTGGAGCGCCAGCCTTAGACACTACAGACCCTCGCTCTATCAAGAGCATGACGGCCTCGCAGTGGATTGAAGCTGAACGTGCAAGACAGATTAAGAAGCTACAAGCACAGAACCGCTAAAACTTTGACTTTTTTGAAAGGACTGAAATGTCTAATACTATTCTGACGATTGACATGATTACCCGCAAGTCGCTGGAAATCTTGGAAAACAACCTTGTTCTTACCCGTAATGTGAACCGCCAGTATGACGATTCTTTCGCTGTTGAAGGCGCAAAGATTGGTTCTACACTGCGTATCCGTTTGCCCGACCGTGCTTTGGTAACTGACGGCGCCGCCTTGCAAGTGCAAGACGACAACGAGCAGTTCACCACTTTGACCGTTGCCAGCCAAAAGCACATCGGTGTCAACTTCACATCTGCTGAATTGACCATGCAATTGGATGACTTCGCAGAGCGTGTGTTGAAGCCTCGTATCAGCCAGTTGGCATCTTCTATTGATGCTGATGTGGCCAATGCGTACAAATCTATCGGCAACACCGTTGGTACACCTGGCACCACTCCTTCTACTTCTTTGGTCTTGCTCCAAGCCCAGCAGAAGCTGAACGAGAACGCAGCCGTGATGTCCCCACGTTACGCTACCGTGAACCCTGCTGCTAACGCTGGCTTGGTTGAAGGCATGAAAGGTTTGTTCAATCCTACAGACACTATCAGCAAGCAATTCAAGAACGGCATGATGGGCACTGGCGTGTTGGGCTTTGACGAGATCAACATGTCTCAGTCTATCAAGCAACACACTACTGGTTCGCGCGTTGCCACCGGCAACTCCGTGACCACCACTGTGACTTCGCAAGGTGCTTCTAGCATTGCTTTGACCATCGGCTCTGGCCTGACAGTTAAAGCCGGTGACGTGTTTACTGTTGCTGATTGTTTTGCTGTGAACCCACAGACCCGTGAATCCACTGGTTCGTTGTTCCAGTTCGTTGCTTTGGCTGACGCCACTGCCAGCGGCACTGCGATTGTCGTGTCTGTTGCTCCTATCTACACCGCCGCCAATGCTTTGGCTACCGTTGACAGCTTCCCTGTCTCTGGTAAGGCTGTCGTGTTCGTAGGCGCTGCTTCTAGCCAGTACGCACAGAACTTGGTATACCACAAGGACGCCATCACCTTTGCAACTGCTGACTTGCTGTTGCCACAAGGTGTTGACATGGCTGCTCGTGCTGTTCACAACGGAATCTCCCTAAGAATTGTGAGGCAATACGATATAAATAACGATAGAATGCCTTGCCGTATTGACGTTTTGTACGGCTTCAACACGATCCGCCCACAAATGGGCTGCCGTATCTGGGGCTAATCTGATTGGGGCTTCGGCCCCTATCTCTGTTCTTAATATTGAAAGGAAATTATCATGGCTCTCCCTAATGGTGCTGGTGGTTATCAACTCGGTGACGGTAATGTCGGCGAAGCACAACTGTTCGTTCAAGGCGCTCCAACAGCTTTGACTGCTGACGCAACTTTGACCGCTGCTCAATTGGCAAATGGTTTGTTTACCAGCGACTCTGCTGCCGACATCACTGCAACTTTGCCCACCGTGGCTTTGTTGGAAGCTGATATTAGCAGCGCTGCTAAAGTGAACGCTGCTTTTGAGTTTGCAATTGTGGTTGTCGATGCTGCTTATCAAGTCACTGTTGCCGCAGGCACAGGCTGGACTTTGGTTGGAAACATGGTTGCGTTGGAAAGCACATCCGCCCGTTTCCTCGCCCGTAAAACCGGCGAAGGTTCTTGGACTTTGTATCGTATTGCCTAAACTTAAATGGGGGCTTCGGCCCTCATTTTTAAAAGGAAACAAAATCATGCCAAATACTATTGCTGTAGGCGTTGCGTTTGAAGACGCACAACTTGACGGCGCAATTATGGGTAAATCTGGCGGCACAGCAGGTTTTTACGGCGCTACGCCGACAACTAAACCTGCGGCCAACACTGCTGCCTTAACTACAATCACGTCTACTGCACCCGGCACGCCGGACTTTGCAATTCAAGACTTGACTCAAACAACCCCATTTGGTTTTGTTACCAAAGACGAGGGTAATTCAGTTCTGGCGGTGATTGCAAATTTGCAAGCCCGTGTAGGACAGTTGGAAACTAAACTTCAAACTCTTGGTTTGTTGGCTTAAACTAAATGGGGGTTAATCACCCCCATTCTTAAATTATGATCATTTATCTTGAACATCCCGAACATGGCGCCAAAGTGGCGACTATGGATTTAGAGGCTGAGATGGATGAAAGAAATGGCTGGACTCGCTATAATCCAGACACGCCTTCTGAAACTGAAGCGGCTCCTGTGAACGTGCTGGAAGTTAAACGCCGTAGAAAAACCACTGCTGAGGTTTAAAAATGACAACGTACACCGCTGGCCAACAAATCGAACGGGCGCTTAGACTTCTCGGTGTGCTTGCTGAAGGTGAAACGCCCTCTGCGGCTACGTCACAAGACGCCTTGATGGCGTTCAATCAAATGATTGATTCGTGGAACACAGAGCGTTTAGCCGTGTTTTGCACACAAGATCAAATCTTCACATGGCCAGCAGGCTTAATTAGCCGCACCCTTGGCCCAACTGGTGACTTTGTTGGCCTTCGCCCCATTTTGCTTGATGACGCTACATACTTTAAAGCAAACAACGGCGTGTCTTATGGCATCAAGATGATTAACCAACAGCAGTACAACGGTATTGCTGTTAAGACCGTGACTTCTACTTACCCACAAGTTATGTGGGTAAACATGACGTTTCCTGATATTGAGATATATCTCTATCCACGGCCAACGCAAGACTTGGAATTTCACTTTGTATCGGTTGAAGAACTAAACCGCCCCGCCACGCTATCCACGGTGCTGTACTACCCACCAGGCTATCTGCGTGCGTTTACATACAACTTGGCCATGGAGTTTGCCCCTGAGTTTGGCGTTGAGCCAAGCCCACAAGTGCAGCGCATTGCGATGACTTCTAAGCGTGACTTGAAGCGCATCAACAACCCTGATGATGTGATGGCACTGCCTTACGCATTGGTGGCCAACCGCCAGCGTTTCAACATCTATGCCGGTAACTACTAATGAAGACGCCGATTCTTGGCTCTACTTATGTAGCGCGGTCTGTCAATGCGGCAGACGCTCGGATGGTCAATCTGTTTCCAGAGATCGTCCCAGAAGCTGGTAAAGAGCCTGCGTTCCTGAACCGCGCCCCTGGCCTAAAACTGCTTAACACCGTTGGCAACGGCCCAATCCGTGGCCTTTGGGCTTTTTCGTCTAGCGACAGCACAGCCTTCGTGGTGTCAGGCACACAGCTTTACAAGATCAACACATCGTATGTGGCCACGCTAATCGGCACGGTGGCCGGTACTGGGCCAGTCAGCATGGCTGACAACGGCACGCAATTGTTCATTGCGGCCAACGGCCCCAGCTACATCTACAACAACACAACAAACGTTTTTGGCCAGATTACCGATCCAGACTTCCCAGGCGCTGTGACTGTCTGTTATTTGGATGGTTACTTTGTGTTCAACCAGCCCAATAGCCAGTTGCTGTGGGTGACACAGCTGCTAGACGGCACATCCATTGACCCACTTGACTTTGCCAGTACCGAAGGCTCTCCTGATGGCCTGATTGCCGTGGCGTCCAACTTCCGCGAAGTGTGGGCGTTTGGCACTAATTCGATTGAAGTCTGGTTTGATTCTGGCGCAACAGATTTTCCATTGCAGCGCATTCAGGGCGCGTTTAATGAGCTGGGCTGCGCAGCCCCTTACTCTGTAGCCAAGATGGACAACGGCCTGTTCTGGCTTGGCCGCGACCGCCGTGGCCAAGGTATTGTCTACCGCGCCAACGGCTACACCGGCGTTCGCATCTCAACTCACGCTGTTGAGTGGCAGATTCAGCAGTATGCTGACATGTCAGACGCCATTGCCTATACTTATCAGCAAGACGGCCATAGTTTCTATGTACTGGTTTTCCCTAGTGCTAACACCACTTGGGTCTATGATGCGGCCACACAAGCCTGGCATGAGCGTGCAGGGTTTGCTGACGGCAACTTCACACGCCATCGTGGCAACTGCCAGATGGCGTTTAACAACAGTATTGTTGTTGGCGATTTTGAAAACGGCAACATCTATGCGTTTGACCTAGATGACTTTAGCGACAACGGCAACATACAAAAGTGGCTACGCTCATGGCGTGCATTGCCAACTGGCCAAAACAATCTGCGCCGCACGACCCAGCACATGATGCAACTTGATTGCGAGTCTGGCGTTGGTTTAAATGGTTTTATTGTCAATGAAACAATTTATTTGCAAACAGAATCCGATGATTATTTAATTACCGAAAACGGCGATTATTTAATTGCAGAACAAGAAGCAATTGCTACTCAAGGCGCTGATCCACAAGTCATGCTGCGCTGGTCAGACGATGGTGGCCACACATGGTCAAACGAGCATTGGGCATCCATGGGCAAGATCGGACAGTATTACAAACGTGTAATCTGGCGGCGCTTGGGCATGACCGTCAAACTGCGTGACCGAGTGTATGAAGTGTCTGCCACTGATCCTGTGAAGATTGCCATCATGGGCGCAGAACTAATTCTGAGTCCAACGAATGCCTAGCCCTAACGCTACGCCGACGCCGATCACGCCACCACGAGTGCCGTTGATTGACCCTCGCACGGGTCTGATTGACCGCGCCTGGTATTTGTTCTTTCTGTCGCTACAAGACATAGCAACTTCCGTGGTCGATGATGGCGGTACTGGCGCTGACGCCATATCCTTGCTTGCGTCTTACGATGCGGCTTTATTGTCAGTCAATCAAGAGTTGCAGACCCTGCCGCCAGTGGTTACCTTACCAGTCCCTGACGTATTGACTGACTGCTGTTCTGCCTTAGAGTCCCAAGTGGCCGAAATGCAAAAGCAGATCGAGGCGTTGCAAGTGCAACCCATTGTTGACACCGCAGCTATTACTGCCGCCATTAACGCCGCATCGTCAGCGCCAGTCACCAAGACCGCTGACTTTACGGTAGCTGACAACGAGACTTGGCTAATCAACAACAAGTCAGGCTCAACATGCACGGTAACTCTACCCACAGCAAGCGCATGGACGGGCCGAGAACTTACTTTTAAGAATTTGCAGGCTCAGACTTTGGTGTCTGCATCTAGCAATGTTGTGTTAATCGACGGCACAGTCGCTGGCACAGCAATCCTCTTGGCAGTTGTAGGAAATTGGGCGACAATGGTGTCTGACGGCACAAATTGGGTCATCATGCAACAAGCCGCTAATAACTGCCTCTTATTGGAGTAAACCATGACAGTCACCGTCAAAGTCCTCGTACCGGCTAAATTTGCCGAAAACGCCCAAACAACCCAGTACACAGCGACTGGCGTTACGGCCATCATCGACAAGTTCACCGCAACTAACATCAGCGCGTCTGCCGCCACGATCAGCGTGAACTTGGTCACAACCGCAGGCTCTGCCGGTAACACCAACTTGATCACCAAGACCAAAACCTTGCAAGCGTCTGAGGTCTATACGTTCCCTGAACTGGTTGGCCAAGTGCTTGGCGTGGGCGACTTTATCAGTACAATTGCAGGCACAGCCAGCGCAATCAACATTCGCGTTTCTGGACGTGAGGTAACCTAATGCGTGTAACCTACGGCAAAGGTTTTGACGTTGTGCCAAACGCGCCAGTTAAGGTGCGTTTTCGTGAAACTGTGCTTGCAGCCCAACAAGAAATGCAACAAATGATTGACAGCGGTGTCGCTCAATCTGCGTTGGAAGACTGCACTTTAAAACACTACTTCACACCCAAAGACGAAAAGTATGGGTGCAGCACATACGCTAGAGAAATCTTTTTGCCAAAGGGTTCATTTGTTATTGGCAAGATTCATAAACATCCGCATTTAAACTTTATTTCTAAGGGCCGAGTCAAAGTGTTTACTGAGTTTGGCGACAAGCATTTGGTGGCGCCATGCACTTTTATCTCTGAAGTTGGCTTAAAACGTGCTGTATACGCTGAAGAAGACACTATTTGGACAACAGTCCATCTAACAGAGTTTGAAAACGAGTCTGATTTAGATAAAATTGAGCAAGAGGTAATTTCCCCAACTTATGATGATATGGGGTTAATTTCTTCAACTAACACACCGCTTAAACTTGCGGAACAAGGGGAAAAGCCATGACATGGGTAGCAACAGCCATAGTAGGTTCAGCTGTAGTCGGCGCAAGTACAGCTAGAAGCGCTTCAAAAACGCAAGCAGCGGCAGCATCTGAAGCCGCAGATGTGCAAAAGCAAGTTGCTGATCAACAAGTTGCGTTGCAACGCGAAATGTTTGAGCGAACCCGTGAAGACCAAGCACCTTATCGTCAGGCTGGTTATAACGCATTAGCTCAAATGCAACGCACGGCTGGTAATGTGCCTGGCGCGTTTAAATTTGGCGCAGGCGATTATCAAGCTGACCCAGGTTATGCTTTCCGTTTGGCAGAAGGCCAGAAGGCGCTTGATCGCCAAGCGGCTGCCCGTGGTGGTTTGATCTCTGGCGGCGCTTTAAGAGCCGCACAGCGTTATGGTCAAGAGATGGGATCGCAAGAGTTTGGTAACGCTTACAACCGTGCTTTAACTGGCTACAACACTGATGTGGCGCGTGAGAACCAGTTGTACAACCGTCAAGCAGCTTTGTCTGGTATCGGTCAAACTGCCACTAATTTAGTTGGCCAAGCTGGTCAGAACTACGCAACTGGTGCTGGTGGCGCATTAGGTACATACGGCACAAATGTGGGCAATTTAATAACTGGTGCTGGCGCAGCTCAAGCGGCTGGCCAAGTTGGCATGGCCAATGCACTTACTGGTGGTTTGGGTACTTACCTTAATTACACCCAAGGTAATGCGTTGCTTAACGCTTTGCAAAGAAATCAAAATATGCAACTAGTAAATACCGGTGGGTATTCTAATGTTCCATCGTATATGGTTCAACCACCTGGAGGAGGTTAATTATGGCGCTCAATCCAAGCATTTCTCTTGGCGTTAGACCACTTGAAATAGCCAATCCGTTGGCTCAATATGGTCAAGTTGCGGCGCTTCAAAGCGCACAAAATCAAAATCAATTGGCTCAGTATCAACTTGGCGCTGCTCAACGCGCCGAAGCAACGCAAAATGCGTTAGCTGATGCTTACAGTCAATCTATTGACCCTAATACTGGCGCAATCAACTACAACAAATTGACTGGTCTTTTGGCAAAAGGCGGTGGCGGGTCACAAATTCCAGGCATTGAAAAAACACGCCGAGAAATTGAAGCTGCTGCGCTTGCTGCCGAAAAAACTAAAGGTGAAATTGAAAAAAATCAATTTCAATTGACTAAAGACAAACTTAAACATGGTTGGACTTCTTTAGGTGATGCACCAACACCGCAAGATGCAATTAAAAAACTTAATGAAGGTGTGACTAAAGGTTATTTTGATTTTGCTACTGCAAGCGCAGAAACACAGCAACTTCAAAACATGACGCCAGAACAGTACAAACAGTACCGTGTTGAAAAAGTTTTAGGTCTTTTGGATGCCAAAGACAAACTTAGTTTTATGTTGCCCAAAACTACTCGTCAAGATATTGGCGGCCAGATTGTCAACATTCAAGACAACCCAATGATGCCTGGTTACGGTATGCCAATTGCTGGTGGGGCTATAGCTAAAACGCCAACATTTGGTGAAATGGCTAGTCAAGGTCAGCTTAACTTGGCACGACAAAAATTTGCATGGGAACAAGCTAACCCAGGCTTTGAACTTAAAGAAGCTGAAGACGGCTCAATTGTTGGCGTCAACAAACGCACATTGCAAGCCTTCCCAGTATCTATTGGCGGTGCTGCACCAGCTGTTGCGCCAATGGCCGCGCTAGCTGCGTCTGGTATGCCAGGCGCTAGAGTGCCAGCAATCCCTGGCATGACTAGCGTGTTGGATCAGCAAGCCCCTGCAACAGCGCCTATGGCTGGAACGCCATTGCGCGGCAAAGGCACTGCACTGACCGAATCGCAAGGTAACGCCACGGCTTATGGCATGAGAATGAAAGAAGCCAATGCCATTTTGGAGCCATTAGAAAACGCAGGGAAAACAAATACTGGTTTGATCAAAGGCGCAGTTAGCGGAGCCGTGGGGCTTGTGCCATTTATTGGCGACAAACTTGAAGATGTGTCTGGCTCTGTCTTTAATGCGCTGCCGCGATTTTTGGGTGGTCTTAGCCCAGAACAACAACAAGTGGCTCAAGCAAGGATCAATTTCATTACAGCCATTTTGCGAAAAGAATCTGGCGCTGCAATTGGTGCAAGTGAATTTGCAACTGCGGAAAAGAATTACTTTCCAAAGCCTGGTGATGACGCTGCCACAATTGCCCAAAAGCAAGCGGCTCGGAAGACTGCAATTAAGGCAATGGAAGTTCAAGCAGGGCCAGGCGCCAAGCAAATGGGTGGTGCTGGCGTTTTACCAGGCGCAACCGCAAACAATCCTTTGGGTTTACCAGGACTTTAATCATGGCAACACTTGCAGAGTTCCGCGCACAGTATCCGCAATACGATGCCGTGCCAGATGTCAAGCTGGCCGACTCGTTGCATCAA